TACTAATATAAACATTCTTAGTTCCATAAGCATTAATAAGATTCCATTGTCCTGCTTTAACTTGTCCTTTAGTAGAATTTGTAAGAGGTAATATAACATTGTCCCCTGTCAAATTTTGACTGTATATAAAATAAGGTATAATAAATAGTAACAATGTAAAAAATAGCTTATTCATTATAGTAGTATTTACAGATTAATAGGTAATTTCAAATATATCATATAACTTATAAAGATTTATTCCATTACATTGTAAATTATATTCAATAGTATTTATACTAAATGTAGCTTCTACTTCTTCAAGAGTTTCTCCCATTATTATTCTTTTCTTAATGCCCATTACAAGTATAAAAGCTAACCAATATTGTTCTAATTTAGTATAGTTATTAGATGATCCTTGAGTACCTTCTTCATTAAATTGTCTAATAACACTAACTAAATACTTATTCCAATATTCTACAAATAAAGATTTAGTATAACTATGATTACTAAAAGAAGGAATATTTGAATGTATCATAATTTAAACATTAGTATCAATACAATCATTCACATATTTATTAAATCTATATAAAGATTCTACTGTCTGCAATAACCACTGATAGAATGTATCAGTATATAAACTCAATTCAGTAGCAGTAGTACCTCCATAATTAACAGGAGTAGCAGTTTTAATACATTTATAATAAGCATCTAATATAAGAGCAGTATTACTAGTTACAATATGACCACTCATATCCATTAGAATATCATCTCCTAAAGCATCTTGCCAATTATATGTACCAGAGCCAATAGATCTACATTGATAGATTTGATCTTTGTATAACATACCAGCAGATATATCACTATAATCTAGAAATACATTTGCATTAGTTTCAAAGAAGAATCCAATAGTAAGCATAGAAACTACATTAAAATCATAATATGTTCTATGATCAGGATCAAGTAAATGATCACCTAAAGGATTAGGAACAATAAGATTAGGAATAGTATCTATAAAATAATCATCAACTTCATTCATTATATATACATAATGAATATAACTTCCATCTCCTTCTGTTATAGATAATTTATAAACTCCATCTTCATTAAATGTAATCTCAAATTCATCTGCAGGAGCTCCTGTTAAAGTATATACATTTGAAACAGGAGTAACTGAAGGACTAACTGATATATCAGCAGCTTCTTCAACATATGAATCATGTACAATTTTAACAGGAGTTACTACAACATCATTAGCACTAAGAGTAATCTTTAGTACATCTCTTTCGATCATTTCTATTAGATATGCCATTATTTCTCTATTTGCTGATTAGTAGCTTCAAAATCTTTCTTAGAACCATATACAGGATTTTGTGTATCACCTGCTATTTTCATTACAGTCCAATCTACAATTTTACCATGAACTGATTTAGGAAGATCACAATCAATACCATTAGTTAAATCAACAGTAGCAGGAGTCTTAACATATTGAAGTTTAAGACCATATATATAGAATTTCTTATCATGAAATACTCTAAGTTTATTATTAATCCTAGAGGATACAGGACTAGAAATTACAGTTCCATAGCTATGTTTAAGAAAAGTTCCCTTATCTTGATATTTAATAAGACGATTAGGAGAAGACTTAACTTTATACAATCTAGTACCACCTGCCCATGTAGGAGTTCCAGTAAGAATACTTTTAAATATAGTACCTACATCATTACCATTACCTAATCCAGTATAATTCTTGAGATTAGTAGTACCAGCAGTATATATTAAATAATATTCATCAAGAGTTAATTCTCCAGATGTAATAGGAAGTCCACAAATAACTTGAGATTCAGATGATAAGAATTCAAATAAACCAATATCATCTATACATCTTAAAACAGTATCACTTACTCCAGTCCAAGCAGGAGTTTTAATAAGAGGTTTAAGTCTAATTTCATCTGTAGCAGCAGTATAATCAATAGTTGCAGTATTAGTAATAACAAACTCTTCACCTGGTTCATTACTTAATGCTCCATAAGGAGTAAAATCACCAGCACCAGGATTATGAATAATTCTATACTTCTCTCCTCTTACAACATCAAGGGTTACTAAATCCAATTGTATCTCAGTAATATTAGCTAGAAATTCATCTCCATCAACTTGGCTTCCATCATCTTCATATCCAAATACTACTAAAGGAGTATCTCCAGCTGTACTTACAATATAGGTAGCTCCATCGACTAACATTCCAGCAATAACATCTACTTCACCAACAGCATTCTCTCTAGGCAGAAATCCTTCAATATATCCTTCAGACCATCTATTAGTAAATCCCATTTGAATATCTCTAATAAAGGGACTAACCATTTCTTCATACTTTCTAATATCAGCATAAGATACGATATTACGGATAGTATTTTCCTCTTTAGTAGCAAATGCTCTTACAAAATCTTCAATAGTCCTATTTAAATAATAGTCCTTTTCTTCATCTTGTAAAGTATTAAATAAATGAGAATTAAGTTCTTGTAAACCTAATTCTATACCAATATGCATTTCTCTTATAGTCATATCTTATTTATATTAAGAGGGAAGGTCATAACTCCTTCCCTCATTCTAGTTAATCTAACTATGCAATCGCATCAGCAGCGACATTAATTACAGGAAGCAGTGCATCAAGTACGGTTCCAGTTTCAGTAGCATCATACTCAGTAGTAGGAACAGCAATTAACAATTCCTGCCACTTAGGAACTTCTGTTCCATAAGTAGCTTCTTGTTCTGCATGCCAACGAAGAGTATATATATTATAAGTAATAGCAGTAACAGCTTGCCAAGTAACACTAAATAAGGCATCTCGCAAAAGAGTATTACTAGTATTACCACGTAGAGGACTAAAATCCTTTTCGATTTGTAATACTTGAGCATATGTTCCATGACCAATTACATAAGCTGCAAATGATCCACCTGCAGTAGCTTGAGTAGTATTTTCAAATACACCACCCATATTTACCCAATCAAAATCACCATAAAGTCCAGTAAGAACAATACCAGCACTACCACCAGCTAATGCAGCACTACATATCTTCTTTGTATCAGCAGTAATTGCAGCTACAATAGCAGTTAGAATAGTAGCATTAGTACTTACAGCAGTAATAGGAACAGTATAGTATTTCTCTCTACGTTTATCATTAGGAGGATAACGCTTATCAACAAGCATAATAGAAGCACTCTTACCAATATAAGTAGTAAGAGAAGCAGGAAAGTTCAATGCTCCATTACCACCAGCTTCAGTACCAATAACTCGTATCGGCATAACAGGTGCAACATAAGCATCTTTACTATAAGAGAAAGTCTTATAGTTTATAATAGGAGTAGTAATTGGACCTTCTTGTGTACCAAGCACAAAATAGAAGTTTTTAAATAATTCTGTTGTAGCTCCATCAAGATACGTACCATCTTCAGTAAAAGCTACAAGTGCACCTTGTGCAAGTCCAGAATAAACTTCATCAAGTGTATTAACACCATTATATCCATAAATTACTCCTGTCTTAGTAATTAGAATTTGTTTCATTGTTTAAGAAAATTTAGAATTTAAATCTTTGAACCGAGTTTCATACTCACTTACAACTGCAACGTTTTCTGGATTTGAACAGAATGTAACAGCTGCATCAAGATCATTACCAATAATCTTTGAAGGATTGGTATAATCCGTTATAATATTAGTTCCTTGAATTCGTTTAAAAATATTGTATGTAACATACTTTTCAATAAGTCCTTTTAATGCAATATTCTTATCAGAAGCTAAGGATATAAATTTAGCTGGGTCTTTATCCATAGTTGATTGTAAAAGAACATGAAGTTGAAGATCAAGATCAGCTCCTTCATTATCCTTTGCAAGATCGAATATCTTACCTCCAAGACCAATTGCAAATAATATATCAGCAACATTCTTCTTAGATGTAATAATACTAAGGTATTTCTCCATAGCTTTATTCTTAGTCTGAATCTTAATTCTTTCTAATTGTTTCTTATTATCTTCAGAACTTAGATAGAATTCAATATTCATACTTTTCTCTGCAAAAGAAAACTCATTAGCAACATGACTACATACAAGACAATACTTCCACAATAGATATTGAAAAGGTTCTATTGGAGTACCTACTTTATAATGCTCTGCTTCAATATTCCATATCTTAGCATATTTAGCATTATAAGCAGCCTTTAATGCAGTTTCTTTATCTCTTTCAGAAAGACTATTAGCTTCTAGTATAGCAGCTTTATAAGCATCTTCAACTTCACTTAACTTAAGATAGATATAAGTTTTGAGATCTTCATCAGTCTTTATTTTCTTATCTTCTTCCTTAATTTGAGTATTGATAGCATTTATATATTCTTTCTTAGTTACATCATTAAGATCATATTTAAAGCCTGTTTCAAGAGTCTTTCCTACATAAGGAATAGGTTCAGATAGAGAATTCCAGTATCTAGCAATCATCCTATCCCAATCAGGACTTACAGCAGCCAGACCTATGATTTCAGGCATTAAAAGCTTAAGTTCTTGAGATAAAGATAACATCTTATTTACTGCTCCCATAGTAGATCCTAAAATCTTAGCACTAGGAACTAACTCTTTAGCATTAGCAATAGCATAAGCACTTAAATTAGTCTTTACAATCAATTCATATTTACGTGATATAGTAATCATATAGTTTTATATTTATAAGTTAATAGCTTTTATATATTATATTATACTATTTAAAATTATCGTGAAAACTTCATATAATAAGAAGTAGTATAGTTCTTCATAGTGATACCTTGTGACATAAGTACTTCATAAGAAGCTTCATCAGTTTTGCTACTCAGAAGTTTAGACTCCCTAATAGCACCCCATGATTCAGGAAGATTAGTAAGTCCTTTATATACACCAGTAAGAATCTCACGACCCTTTTCAGCTACTAACTGAATATTACGCTCACCATCAGAAGTCATAGACTGATCAAGAAGGATAATATCATAAGATGTATCAGGAAATCCCTTATACATATTACCATTAGCCTTATCCAATTCAGCATACAAACCATTATCAAAGATAGAAGCTTTCTTAATAGTTATGATATGACCATCAATTGTTTTAAACTGATTGAAATATGTACCATAAGACAGATAACCATCTTTACCACTAGTGATTTCTTTCTCACCTAAAGCCTGATAATAAGACTGTGTTCCAGCCTCATTCTTAATAGCTTCATTAAACATACGAATACCACCAGAACCTGTATAGAAAATAAGTTCCATAGGAGTTTTATCAACCCTATTAGAAAATAACCTATTAACAACAGAATCAAGTTTATCTACAGTAAGAACAGAATATGTTTCATACTGATCAGTAGTCTTAAGGATTTCCTTAATACCAGCACCCTTAGGAATAGGTTGATTAGTCTTTTCATCAATAAGGTGAATAACACCATATTGATCTCTATTATAAACACTATTCCAAAGATCTTCTTCTAGCATCAACCTACGGTCGATTTCAAATTGTTTCATCTCGTGTGGCATCCAGAGATTAGTCTTGCCACCACCTTCAAGATCAAATTCAATATTAGTAACCTTATTGGCTACATTACCACTGATATTCTTTGAGAAACGGAGAAATCCAAACTGATTAGTCCATTTACCAGGAGCCTGACTTCTACTTGATGTACCTTCTGAATAAGCACCTGCAACAGAAGGAGGAGCCTGTACCCAGTAAGTACCAGCAATAAAGTTAGAAGCAGCAACATATTCAGCAGGATTTGCTGTATTAATCCTAAATGTATAGATATAACGATTAGCACCATCCCTAATAGGATCACCTTGAACACGGAGATTATTAAGTTTGTCAGCTGGAGTAGCACCGTAATAACGTAAGAATGTATCATCTTCCATAACAACTTGGAAAGGCTGAAATCCTTGACCAGGATAAGACTGTCCACCAATAAGTGCAACAACCTTTGATACATGTTTCATTCTACCCATTACATTCCAAGTGTATTGAGTATCGTTTAAAGTTTTAGGAGTAAGAGAAACTAATCCAGATTGTCCTTCAGTTAATGAAAGCAATGGAAACATTTCGCTATCTTTACCCCATAAATAAGTCAAAGCAGTACTAAGACTTACAGGATCTATCAGTTTGTTCTTATAAAGAACGTTTTCATCTGTATACCTTTCATTATTATAGGTATCAGTATAGAGTTCTCTCATTTTAAAATTAATTTTATTATATTAATTACCAGTAATTTGTTAGTCCCTCTTAATAACAATCTTTGTAGGTTCAGATTTATGTTGTGATTGATCCTCTGAAGCACTACTAGATCTAAGTTTTCTTATACGACCAACTTCATTTTCTTTAATAGCTTGTTTAATAATCTGTGAAATATCACCTCCAGTAAATACCTTGAAAGCATCCATAACATCATGAGCAACAGTACGAGATTGATTCTGCATAGCAAGATCATAATCATATGCACTCATAGTCAAAGGTCCATCAGGAGTATTAACTTTCATAGGCACATAAACATAATTAAAAAACTCTTGACGTGTAGCAAATTTTACTTGTCCATCACGAGTATATTTAATCTTTTCAGGAATAGTAAAAGTATCATTACCAATTTGTACAGTTCCTTTTGTAATAGTATCATAAACACTTCCTACTTTATTAATAGGATGAAGTTCATTATTCTTAATACTTACTCCCCAATATTCATCATTAGCTTTTTGTTCAGCTTGACGTTGAGCAGCAAGTTGTTGATCATTCTTAGTTCTCTGTTCATTATAATGAGTATTTAGAAAACTAAGTTCAGTAGTAGCTTCTTCTTCAAGACGCTTAGCATCTTTAAGATATTGAACATATTCAGCAGCCTTTTGTGGAGTATCTCCTCTAAGTATTCTAGCTTGAGTAACAACACTTTCTTGTTGACCAATATTCTCTTTAGATATAGTAACTTTAGAATAATCAGGAGCTTCAGTAAAGTCTTTTAAACTTCCATGTAATTCTAAATGTGTTACAATATCTTGTATAATAGGAAACTTATTAACTAATGCAGATTGAAATTGTAAAGCACCTTCTTGTAATGAAGTTTCTCTAACATCAGTCACATAATTAATTAATCCTTTTTCATTATCTTCATAAGATACTTCATTTCCCTCACTATCATAGATAGGAATAGCGGTAGATTTAATAAGATCAGTAACTTTAAGTTCTCCTGCTTCAGGAGCTTCAGTCATTGCATCAAGTTGTTCTTTAGTAAACTTAATATTACCTTGATCATCTAAAGCATTACCAATTTTATCTATTTTATAAACAACTCCATCAATTTCAGCTTGTTCATCTTGTGCTTGACTAGCACTAAGAGTATCAAGTTCAACTTTAGTTTTAAAGATCTGTCCATCTTTAAGAGCATTACCATCTTTATCAAGAGGGTATTTAATATTATCAATCTCAATTTCTTTCTCTACTATAACAGGCTCTACTATAGGAGCAGGAGCAGCAGGAATAATTGGATTGGAAGCAGGAATTATAGGAAGAGTATCATCACTAGGAACAACTCTATTTCCTTCTCCAGGTAGTACAATTTTCAAATCATCAGGCATAATAACTCTTTTTTAAATTAGTATTTTTTATAAGTTAATTATTATTTGTAGGTTTAGGCTTTAATTTAGCCTGTTCTATTCTAGCAATATTATCTAACTGAGTTTTAGTAAGAGTAGTCTTATTCTTATCAAATGCTACTTCTAATTTAGTATTAGTATCTAATTGTTTAAGAGCAATCTCTCTATCAGTTTGTTTATTTTGATCAAGTTCAATCTCTTCAAGTTTATTTTGATGTTGCTTATCAAGTAATGCATTATCACCATCAATCTTCATTTTAATATTCTTATTATCCATTTCTTTCATCTGCATTTCAAACTCACGTTTAGCAACAGAGAAATCTTTAATATATTTACGAAGACCAGAAGAACTATCAGCATCTATAGCAGCACCAGCTAATTCTACATCTCCATTTTGACTAGCATTAAATGCTAAATCTTTATATTGTTGTAATTTCTGATCTTCTAGAATACTATCTATAACAAATACTCCAAGATCTTCTTCAAGTAAATCTCCTTTTCCAAGATGAAGAACTTCAATCTTTCCATCTTGTCCTGTATAAGAACCTGTTCTACCTTCTACATAAGCAATCTTTGCATGTTCGAGAGTAGAAGAATGATCTCTTTCTAAAGCTTTATTAAACATCTGTACCATTAATACAGAACCTAATCTAGCTAATTGAATATTACTAACATTATTTCTTACAGTTTCACTTGAACCAGCATTACCATAACGATTAGCATTCATATTAGCCATATCCCAAGCTTCTTGTCTAATATTCTCACGAATATCAATAAGAACTTTAAGATAATTAGATATAACAGAATCATTGCCAACAATACGATATCCAGTAGCTACTACATCAGGTCCTATTTTAGTTTCATCATATATAATAGTTCCATCAGCAAGTTTATAAAACCAATTCATTTGAGTATCAGCATCACTCTTACCATTAATAATTCCTTGAGGAATAACTTCAGTTGGTCCTTTAAACTTTGCAATAGTTCTTTCTATATTAAGATTAATAATTTGATATAGAGCAAGAGAACCAATTATTCTCTTAGGTATAGGATATAAAAAGTTATTCCGTAAAAGACCTTTCTTACCTCCAAAAGGAATCTTTACGGAACCATCAATATTATACCTTTGTATTTCATAAGGTCTAGGAGCTATATATATTCCTTCAGCTTCTTCACCTATTCTAACTTGCCACCAAGCTTCAGGAATCCATTTCTCTTCTAAAGATACTTCTCCAAACTCAGGATTAATTTCATAATCATCATCTACAACCTTAGTAGATTCAGCTCCACTTTCAGTAATATAATGAAGTATATTTCTTTTTACATCTGTTACAAAACAAACATAATATTCAAATAGAAAACCATCTTCAGTAGGTTTTATAATATCTTCTCTATTTCTAGATACTTTATTAGTTAAAGTAGAAAGATCACTTAGATTATAAATATCAATATATTTACCATATGGAAGATCATTACCACCTTTAAAGCTTCTTTCAAGTTCATCTAGAAATTTAACATCTTTATCAGAAAGAAACTCTCCATATTTAGTTTTAATATCAAATATATTGAGTTTACGTTGAACAAGAAAACCAGGATAGTCTTCAACAAATTGTTTAGAGGTAGTAATAGGATATCCTTCAAGAGGACTAATTGTTTCATCAATTACATTATTACCTACAATTCTACGGAAAGTATAGAATTCTTCACAAGACCACCAATAGAAGAATCTTTGTATTCGTTCAGTATCAAAATTATTAATAGTATTAGTAAAGTTGATAGTCTTTTTACCTTTATCTGCTCTTTCATCAACCCAAGTTTTAAAATCTTCATTGGCTTGTTTATATATACCTTCTAATGCAGATTCATCTAACTTACCAGTTTGAATAGCTTCAGCTAATAATACTTTAACTTTATCAGCAATAATCTTTTGAACATCTAATGTTCTAGTAGCAGCTACATCAGGACTTTGACTAATAACATGAAATTGATAAGGTAGTTGTATATATTCACCAATATTCTTTTCTTTAATAGGTGTAAGAAAATCTATATTTCTAATATTACCAGGAAGCTTTTTAAGTTTGTCTGCATCCATTTGTAAAGGATTCATAACATACTCAAATACAGAATCGCTTATAATACCATTAGCAGCATTCAAACATTCTTCTGTAAAAACTTTATCATTTAAAGATTTAGCTTTAGCAATCCAATAATTACAATTACCTATATACCAATCCCTATCTTGCTTTTTAGCAGTAGATACTTTTTGATCAGGCTTATAAACATTTGTACTCATTATAAAAGTATAAGGTTATTAATTATTAAAACCATATAAATTAATAGCTGCTAAAGTACTCTTTGTAGAAGTATTAGTAGCAGTCCTTCTCTTAAGTATATAATAATTACGAATTGTAGGATATAGTCTAAAACTACTTATTCTATCAAAATTACCTATTCTACTGAACTTGTCAAATTCAGTAAGTAAACCAACCTCTTTTATATAATGTAAAAAAAGTAGCTTTTTTCCTTCATCATTCATAGAAACTTCACTATAAATTAGCTCTCTTAATGATGTTAAATACGTATCAGCTTTAGAATCATCTCCTATGATAATACCATATGGAATATTAGAACTATCAGGTTTGCCTGCAAGAAAGTAACTAGGATCTTTAAGTAACCATTGTAAAGCTTGCCATTTCTTAAAGTTACTTAATGTTTCTCCAACATTCATTTCAACAAGTGCTTTAGCATTATAACTTCTACATAGATTATAAGCTATTCTATCAGCACTTACCATAAGTTCAGGTCTACCTATATAACTAGCTACAATAATATCTCCTCTAGAATTAGCAATAGTATTTGGTAACATAACTACATACATTGCATTAAGAGAATTTGCACTAATAATAGTATCAGACTTTTTATCCTTAGCTACAGTATCATATAGCAAAACATATAAATCATCAGGTATCTTATCATTAATTTTAAAAGGAGGATGAAACTCTCTAACACAACCATGAAGATCAGTTCCAGGAATAAAAGGAACACTATCTATAAAAGGATGAGTTGCAATACCACTAGTTTCTAATTCAATATTAGGTTTAAAGATAAGTCCATTAGTAGTTTCAACCCATTGTCCATCTCTATAATATTTATGTGTAAAGTTATGTTTAACTTCCTGTAGATGCATAGTTAATTCAGGACTAGTAAACAAATTATCTTTACCTCTTCTAAAAGCTTCTTCAGGACTATTAGCTCTCTGACCAACATAACTAGCATGTTTATCAGGAGTCATAGAAAGTTTCTTTCTTTCCTTATCTTTTAGATCAAATTCATAAGCTTCTTCTATAAGACTATTTCCATGAATATCTATATAAGGTTCATAATCCCATACTTGAGGAAAGAAGAAACCACATCTATTATGTCTAGAATTAGAATCCCATATATTCTCCATAGGAAACATTCCATAAGCATCAGGATTATAAAATAGATATGAGAAAGGTTCCCAATCAGCATCTTCAACACCAGCAGTACCATAACATCTAATAGTACCTACATTACCAGCTCCTACTTCAGTACTACTCATAGTAACATCGAGAGCTTCTAATAGATTAGCAAGTTTACCAGCTTCTTCAAAGTCAATCTCTAATGCTCTTTTACCAATAGCAGCACTAGAATTACCTCTAGTAGATACAGCAATAAGTCTACTTAACCAACCATATTTCTTACTACCAGATTTAGTAAGTTTGTATCCAAGCTCAGTAGCTTCAGGATCTTCTGATAGATAATTACGTTTCCAATGAGTATTATTCTCAAACCAATCTAAACATCGCTTAGCCATTGATTGAGTAGCATCAGGATCAATAAGATAATCAATTAGATAAGCAGCTAATACAACAGTTACACTAGGAATAAGATTAATAGTATTAGCAGCTTGACTACCTCTTTTAAAACTAAATCCTTTACCTCTAGCTTTAGCTTTACATAAGTGATACTTATTTCTTCCAATGAATTCATCAATTTTAAAGTTCCAATAATCTCCATCCCAAAATCTAGGAAAGCCAGGAACTAATTCAGTCTTAAAATCACCCTTTCTATGTAATTCTTCTCTTTCTTCAGTATTAGGAGTTCTCATTAGCCTACCATAATTAAGGTAAGTATATTGATCTCCAGTTATTCTTAAGTCTACAATTTCACCAGTAGAGAGTAATTTACAAGGAACTGTCATTCCAGCTCTACGTCTATTAGTTTCTCTAGACCAGAAAGCATCATATTCAGCAGTTCCTTTTCTATAAGGACAATAATAATGTTTATTCCTATTCTCAGTAACTGGTACTTCTAAACTATCTATCCATTTAACTAGATCAGGGTCTTTAATATTCCTTTCATATATTCTAGCAACTTCACTAAATACACTAGTATTAATAAATTTAAAATTCATATTCATCAAGAAACCTTTAGATTCTCCAACTAGAAAATCACTATCGGGATCTTGATAAGGTTTATTAGTACCAGGATTTATAATAGAAGATGCTAGAGGATAATGAGATTTATCCTCTTTAACATAGTCTATGAAAGGAATAGTAATATTATCTACCATCAGGAATATTCTTTAACCATTCAAGTAAATCAGTATCTGTAATAGCATACTCAATTATACTTTTAAAAAATTGTTTAATAGTAGAGTTATTGCTATTTTCAATATCTAATATAGTGAGATCAATACTATTAGCAGTATTTAATAACATATCAATCTGTTCATCATCCATATTAGTAATCGCTATTAGGATTATAAGAGTCAGGTACAGGTTCAGCAGTTCCTCTAACTAATTCAGTTTCATTAGTAATATTTATATTCTTCTCAACTATACGAAGACTATTATAAAGCTTATCTTTAATTTCAGGAATAGCATTACTAACTTTCAATAGTTGTTCAGTATAAGACATTAATTTACCAATATCTTCAACGGTTAATTCATGTTCATCAGCTTCCTTAAGAAGTTTATCTATATGCTTTCTAATTAATTGTAGTATCTTTATATAATTACGAAATGTAATTAAAGCTTCTCTAATTACATCTTTAACTATACTTCCAGTAAGATATTCATACTCTTTAAGAGCTTCCTGCATAACTTCATCTACAGTCCACTCATTAGGCATATTAGTTTTGTCAATAGCATACTTATGAGATTCCTGTTCATTCATTCCATATTTAAATACAGGAGAATCAGGATCTTTAACAAAATAGATATAAGCAAGTTCTTTAAAAGCTTGTTTCTTAAATCTATCTTTATCTCTACGTAATACAGTATGAAGAGCATGATGTAACATCACCTCTTCTTTAAGTATTATAAGCTCTCCATCAACTATCTTAAACAGCGACATTAGATTTTAATTTAAATGTAGATGCAATATTCTTACCATCTATATAACCAGAAGCTTCTTTTCTACTAAAATCAGAAACAAGTTGTGCCATATCATTCTTAAGATATTGTATAGGATATATATCTACTTGTTGTTTATCTATCCATTCAGGATTAGCAATCACATCTTCATGAGTAGATTCATAATTATTATGTCTAATATGAAATAAAAGATTACCAATACATTCAAGACCAAAACCTTCAGCAAGATAATCATAAAGACTTAATTGAAAAGTATATTTATGACCTACACTTTGAGGATATTTATGTAATGGAAATATAAACTTTTCATCATTCTCAATGAATTCATCTGTAAGATTATCTTCTATATCTTTTTTGAAATAACCAGATTTAAACATTAATCTAGCTTTATTAGTCTTCCAGTCTATAATTAAAAACTGATTACCTTTAATTAATAAAACATCAATTAATCCAGCTATTCTATTAACAGGATCAAATACACAAATCTCACTATAAACTCTATATCCTAGTTCTACAAAATTAGATATAACTTCATATATTCTAGGATATTGTTCTTTAACTCCAAGACTTTCAAAATACTTTAAATCTACTTGACCATAAATAGGATTCTGCATTATATCATTAATAGTATATATTCTCTTATTAATGAAAGTAGAACCAGTTATAGACCTATAACCATTAGCTAGTTTAATAGAATTATCTAAATAATTATGCTTAACATTACCAATTTCACAACCGTCTTCTCTAGCTTTATCCCATTTAGCAAGAATCTGTTCTACAGTCATTCCTGCATATTTCTTATAGCTATCATGCCCAGGATTCTGTCCTATTTTAGCACATGCTGTAGCAATATCATATTTCTTTTTATCAAACTTATTCTCATAATAACCTAATACAGTAGTAACACTAGTATATTTACCAGATAAACTATCTGTATATTTATGAGTAGGCTCATCAAAAAACATTAAAATATTACTTCTATCCATATTATATAATTATAAATACATTCTTAATTCTATTTATAGTAAAGCCTTTAAGTTTTGATTTACCTTCTTTAGCTTGTACAATAGTAGAAGCATTTTCTTCTACAAAAGCAGCTTTCTCTTTAGTAACTGCTTTAATGATAATTTCAGTATCTTGTACCATAATGATGTATTTTGAAATTTTGACAAAGATACTATATAATAAGGTATAAAATACATTACCAATGTAAAAGTTATTAACAATTTTAATTACTTCATCTTAAATGTTAATACTCTTATCTCATTGATTATCTGTTTGTTTTGTAGTTTACGTTGTAACATTCGATCTCTCATTATTGAAGCAATATCATCTTTATTATCATTAGTAAGATCTTTATTACTTTCAATATTATTATCTTCTTTATATTCTTTTAAAACTTCATTATATACTAATTTACCTTGTTTAATAGCAAGTCTACCAATACCAGGTAATTGTATGTCAACTCCAAGCTTAGCATATTCAATCATGGAAGCTTCATGAGTATCAATTACTTTAGATATTAAATCAAATTTAGAATTATAATCTAAAGAAAGAAAGGCATCCATATCAGGATACCTTTCTTTAAGTCTTATAATTGTTTCGTCAATAAGATTCTTATGACGTATTTTAGTAATATCCATTTACCTTTTAGGTTTTGATTTAGGCATTGTAGTATCTAATGTAATAGATGTTCCAACATCTTTCCTTTCAGGTTAATTAATCATAGGAACTATATTCTCTTGTACTTTCTTACCTTTAAAGTCTACATCAATTAAATTAGGTTCATCTTCTCCAGGTTTAACTTCAATAGTTTTAGTAAGTTCATCAAGTTCAGGAATTAATGATTTACCATTAGATTTATACTTCCAGTCTTTATCTACAATTCCAACAATATCATTATCCCATAATAGAAGATAAATCCAAGTTTCAATTTCAGTTCCATTTTTAATTAATTCATTAACTATCTTCCCTGGAGTATTATTAAGAAGTTCTTTTAATAAATCAGCATCTCTAGGATTAAATACTTTATCATATTTATAGAGATGTAATTCAGCTTGTAACTTCTTATCAATTAGAATTTCTTTTCCAATATGATCTGCAAGAGAAGGAGCAGCACTACCTTCAAGATGAAAAGATTTAAAATAAGTCTTATCACTTACATTCTTAGATTGTAATTGTTGAGCTTTAAGATAAATAGTTCCTCTAACAATACTCCTTCCATGTAAAGGTTGTACATTACAATTAGTTTTAAAGATTTGTTCCATAGTAATTTAATTTTAGATTTATAATTTAATTTTAAAGTAGGTTTAAAAACAAGAAATGTAGGAGAGTATCTATGATTTAATATAGCATCTCCTACATCATTTTAATAATAACCAAAAATCAAATAACTACAATCATGAAAAAAACTACTTCTATAATTAGAAGTAAAATATTCTCTAAGTATTTTATTTAGTATTTTATTTAGTATCTGTATAATAATATATAAAAATAAATTGATTATTATATTTATTTTTATATAACATAGTATCTTTATATTCATTTATTTTATTATATTATATATTATATATTATATTATATTTATTATTATTTATTTATATATTT